CTTTGTCCAGACGTGATAGTAGGATAAACAGAGGCAAAGAAGTCGTCAGCAATGTGATTCGGGATGAAAGCGAACTCGTCAAGAAAGATGACATTATAGGATCCACCTCGGACAGCAGATGAAGAAGTAGAGTTTGCCGAAATTTTTGATCCATTTTCCAACTCTAAAGAACCTTTATTCCAAGATATTATACCTTGTTGCATCCAGTTAGGCAAATTTTCATATGCAAGTTGCAATCTGCCAAGTAAATCTCTAGCCGTGGATGCTTTGTTTGCCAGAACAGCAATGTTGACATTATCATTGAAAACTGCATAGTGTAATAAGTATGATATACAAGTTGTAGATTTACCTGTCTGTCGAGGCATCTTACAAATATTGAATCTATTCTCGTGGAACCTTCTAATCAATTTCTCTTGGAAATCGTACATATTAAAAGGAACTAGTCCCTCATCAAGAGAAACAATTTTTATATACTTTCTAGTAAAATATATCGGATCATCTTTACACTTCAAAAACTCAAGAATATTATCCTGAGAAAATTCTATAGGAGTATTTGCTTTTTTTAGATTGGGGTTACCAAGGTATACATCATTATTATTCATAACCAATTAATTATTCAATAACTTATTAATCCTCATACTTTTATCAGATCTCCAATCGTATGATGCCACAATTTCACTACCACCACCTTGTCTTACTGCTTGTAATTTTTTAAGTAAAACTTGTTTCTTTATCTGATCTGCTTTCTTCTGTTTTGAATCAATTTGTTTTTGTTGCTGATCATCAGTTGCATTATCATCATCTTCTTCCATTTTTTCACTTATTTGCTCAGTTCCTTTCCAAACACCATTAGTAACAATAGGTTTCATTTGAGTAGGACCAACAATATCCATAACTCTAGCAAAGGTTACACCATCAGAATTCTCAATATTAATAGATTCTTGACTTAACTCTTGTTTAATTTCTTTTTTCATTTGTTCTCTATCCCTTTGCTTTTCAGTTGCACCAGAAGAAGACTGATTAGATTGTCTAAACTTCTTAACTTTTTCAACTTGCTTTTGGCGAAGTTGTTGTCTTCTTTGAACTAAATCCACTTTATTACTCTTTGTTACTATTATTTAGGAATTGTTGTTTAATCATCTTTGATAAGTCACTAGTAGAACCTACAAACACCGCATTATTAGTAACGTTGTTTGTTGTGTTTGCCTTTTCCTCATCAACTTCTTTAACCTTCTTCTGCAACTCCATTAACTTATCAGTTGTATCAGCAACAGATTTTATAATCTGTCCTGCAACTTCATATGCTCTTGGACTTGCACTTTCACCTGCCAATTCCATAATACCATTAAGGGATTCTTGTCCCTTTTCAATTAATGAATATAAGTTAGCACGAGTATACTCATAATCTTTTTCAATATCATCTGTAATATTCTTTGTACTATCTTTCCGAGTAATACATCCATTTTCTGGTGTAGTACTCACTTCAATAGCACTAGTTGTGTTTAATGCTTCATCTATAGGATCATAACTAGACATGGTATTCACTATACGTCAGTTTGTTTCGTTGGACTGAATGATAATCCATCATCAAAGAAATCATTAAATTCATTAAATCCAAAGTCATCACCTACCTCAATTAATGCATCATCAGCAGTAGTTAGCTTATTAATCTTAACACCAGTAATATGTTCAGCAGCAATTGAACTGTCAAATCCTCTCTTAACTATGATAGTAGTTGCATCTTCAATACTAGTAACTTTCATAATTTCACTGTCAGCTACAATTCTATCATTAGCAGATAATCCAATAACATTATTAAGTGTAATTCTAGTTTCAGATGTAGTAAGATCTTCATTTATTATTATACCTGTATCATCATCATTATAATCTTTAAGTGCCTTAGGTGTTGCAACATATCTAACTTGACGTTTTGCAGTTACAGCAGTATCAGTTGAGTAATCAACCTGAACTTTCTTAATAAGTCCATCACTAGTAGCAGCAACAGGACCGAATAGATATGTTTTTGCGGTAAATTGTAATGTATAAATTAATGCTGTTCTAGTAGAAAAATCCCCTTCATATTCATCTCTAAATGAAATATTATCTAATACTATTGGAACATCTCTCTTTTCCCCAATAGAACTTACTAAATTAATTGTTATATTAAATGATGGTTGAAAGTATGGTAATATCTGCTCAATAATTTGAAGTGCATCATCATTCAATTTTGAAAATATACTTAATTCAAATCCAATATTATAAGGAACAGGCATAAAAACCTTCTTTATATTTGAACCATCGGCTGCCTTAAATGTTTGAGTTATTCCAGATTTTCTAGTTGGATCATATGAAACACTTGTCATTTCAAATGACATTCTTGGTAAAGTTATTGCAATTGCTTTTGTTAAATTTGCTTGCTCTTTAATTTTTGCAAAGAACTTTTGTTGTGGACCATAAGCAAGTCCAACTTTTGTTTCATCAAGAGTAGTATTATCTTTATTCTCATGTTTAATAAAAATATTATTGAATAAAGTACCAAAACCTATAATGGTTTTTCTCAATATTTCATGATAATAATAAGTTCCTAACATAAATTAAAAATCTCCAAATGGGTTGCCTTCAGTAAAATCAAGTAAATTGTCTGCTTCAGTCTCTATCTCTTTATTAGAATCATATGTATCATCTACACTATCTGAACTATATGATTCTACAATGTATGTAGCAGAAGATATTCCACCAACAATAGTTTCGCCTGGATAGAATGCTCCACTATTTAGAGATACCTTAAGTTCAACTGGTGGGTTAATAACACTAATATCACTTCTAGTCTTAAAGTCTCTAACTCTTGCTTTAACACCTGAAGTCTGTCCAGTAACCTCTTCATTATAGAAGAATGTACCTATTCCAGTAGTTGTTATACCACTAAAGCTAATTGTAGGTGCTACAGTATATCCAGATCCAACGTTGCTCCATTGTAGTCCAATTACATTAGTATTCTCGTTAAGAACAGCAGATGCAACACCAACAGTATTTCCAACTCCAGTAGGAGGTTCTGAAACTATAACTGTAGGTGCTTTAGCATATCCAAATCCACTTTCTCCAATTGATACTGTAGATATACCTGCACTAATAATACCGATAGTAACAGCAGCACCTACTCCACCACCACCAGAGAAAACAATCATTGGTGGATAATTTTCATCATATCCACTACCAGGATTAGTTATTCTTACTGCTTTAAGTGATTTAACACCACCAATAGAAGTCGTTATTGCTACAGCAGTTGCTGTAGTAAATCCTGCATAAGGTGGTGGAGATATTTCAACAAGAGGTGCACTCTTATATCCAGAACCATCATCTATCAAATCTATAAATCCAATCATTCCTGTACCACCAATAGATACATAATTTGTACTAGCAGTAGTAGCAGCACCAATTAATTGAACTGTAGTTGTATATCCCTCATCTTCCATACTACTATCGATTTCATTAATAGTAGTATCGATAAGTTCATTCTCATATTCATAAAGTTCACAACTTAATTCATAAACATAATTTCTACCTAATTGATAGAATGGTTTTTCAGATTCAACTCTTTTAAGCTCAAATAACCTTTCTCCAAGTGGAAAATATATTAAGTCTCCTTCTTTAGGTCTAGTAACCACATCTTCAAATGTATAATCAGTAATATATCCATCTTTAATTCCAGAACTCATACCTTCTAAAAATGGAGAAATGAAGTCCTCAAACCTTTCTCTTGAAATAGTAAGACTAATTTCATTAGTTAATCTTAAACCAAACTTAGTCATTAAATCCGCACCAGGATTATATCCCTCATAATTATTTACATATGCCTCAATTAAAAAAGAGTCATCAAATTTTGACGACTGAACTTCTCTAATAATATTATCACTTTTAAATATCTTTCTAGGAAGATAATATACTTCTACTCCATAGATACCTAATTGTTCATTTATTAAATCTTGAACTAAAAACTGTTCATTTTTAGATCCTTGTAAAAAATAAGAATTTAATGGCATTTTTTATCAACCTATCATATCTAATGGTGGAAGTTCATATTCAGTCATCATTCTTTGCTGTATAGATTCTAATTCTCTTTCAGCATCATCATATAATTGTCTTCCATTTAACTCAATACCACCAGGAAGTTTAACACCTGTAAATTTAATTAAATTTTGTCCCCATTGTTTCTTTATGATAGCAGTTAAATATTTCTTTAAAAAACTATCATTATAAACTCCACTAAATGATGCTGGATCTAATGCCCTATAACAATCCATTATAAGAAAAGTACCTTCCTTTTCTGCTTTCCAATCAATATCTAAATATAATCTATCCTGTCTCTTATTAAATCTTACCTGTTTATCTGTTGTTAATAAAAAGTCAATATCTTCAAGATATGTTTTAGTCATTGCATATTGAAGTAAATCAACTGAATTAAAATTATATAAGTCATTTAAAAATAACTGATATTTAATACTAAACATCCCACCAGAGATTGTACTAGTATCAAACTTAAATATTTTTTCAACACCTAGTACTGAATCTGGAACCTGAATAAAATTAGAAGTTTCGTACCAATTACTAGTTGTAGTTCCATATCCACTTATAGTTGTAGATGTAGCAGCAGTAGTTACAATACCAACAGTATTTTCACTACCATCTTTATTATTTGCTGTTCCTCTATCAATATCTTCTTGAGTTAATTTATATTTGAGATACATTCTCTCAACACCATCAAAATGACGTTCATTAAATAATTGAATAGCGTCATCTGCTAAATCATCTAATTGCTCATCATCAACATTAATCTCCAACACAGGAGCACCTAATTTTCTTAAACAAAAATCTATTAATTCTTGTTTAGTGGTTGGTTTTGCCATTAATACGATCCT